TCTGGCAATATCTACCCGATGCAGTCCAGGTTGATGCCAGACTCACCCTTTACTGCCCGACCAGTCACAGACAGTCCTGACTAGTGGCAGCTCGTAAACAGCCGTTACGAGGGGCAACTAAGGCACGGCTTCACAGTCCACTTCTCAAGGGCAAAACTCGCTCAGATGAGATCGCTAAGATGGCAGAAGACTTAGGGACTCCTTTATTACCCTGGCAACGCTGGATGTTGGATGACATGATGCGAGTTGACGCTAAAGGCAACTACATTCGTAAGACCACGCTTCTCCTAGTGGCACGCCAGAATGGTAAGTCTCATCTAGGTCGCATGCGAGTCATCTGGGGCCTCTTCTATGGAGGCGAGACTAAACACTTAATCATGAGCTCTAACCGAGCGACTGCTCTCATGACCTTTCGTGAGATCGCCTGGATCATTGAGAATGCACCTCACCTCAAGGCTGGCACTAAAGCAATCCGCTACGCTAACGGCGGCGAGCGCATCGAACTTCTAAATGGGGCAACACTTGACCTTGTATCTGATACCCGTGACTCATCTCGTGGACGCACTGCAGATTTTCTGTGGATTGATGAGGTCCGAGAGATCAGTAAAGACGGATACACCGCGGCAATTCCAACCACTCGCGCCCGTCCTAATTCCCAGACGCTACTTACGTCGAATGCCGGGGACGCCTTCTCAGAAACTCTCAATACACTTCGAGAGCGAGCGTTATCCGCACCTCCTAAGTCTTTCGGCTTCTATGAATACAGCGCGCCGCAATACTGCAAAATCACTGATCGCAATGGATGGGCAATGGCTAATCCTGCGCTCTCATACACAATAACGGAGGAGTCCCTTGAAGAAGCTGTGGCAACTAACAAGATTGAAGACATTAGGACTGAGCTTCTATGTCAATGGATTGATTCTTTACAAAGTCCGTGGCCTCATGGCGTACTTGAGGCGACCTCCGATGCCACGCTCCAGATTCCGATCGGCGGCTATACAATTTTTGGCTTCGACGTATCGCCGTCTCGCAGAAATTCGAGCCTTGTTGCTGGTCAGATTATGCCTTCAGGAAAAATCGGTGTGGGTATCCTCCAGACGTGGGAAAGCCAAGTCTCGGTAGATGACTTAAAGATCGCAGCTGAGATCAAGGGCTGGGCCGATCAATATCGCCCTAAGATGATCTGCTATGACAAGTACACGACGCAATCAATCGCCGAGCGCCTTGCCAATGCTGGTCAGATAATCCAGGACGTCTCAGGCCAGCAATTTTATCAGGCTTGTTCGGATCTACTCGATGGTCTAGTGAATGGTCGAGTAGTCCATAATGGCCAAGAAGAATTGATTAAACAGATGAATAACTGCGCAGCTAAGACCAATGACTCATCATGGCGAATTGTTAAACGTAAAAGCGCTGGAGATGTATCCGCACCGATCTCATTAGCCATGGTCGTGTCGATGTTATTAAAACCTCAACAGATCGCAGCAATTTACACCGGGTAGTGTATAATTGCCCTCTATGGGTATCCTTTCGCGCCTTACAGGTGCAGCGTCAAAGTCTGATATTGAAGCGCAGTATGCACCGCAGGTCTTGGGTGAGTATTCTCCTTATGCGATGCCATTTCAGTTTGCTTATGTCGGACGTACCGAGGCCATGGGAGTCCCTGCGCTAGCTCGATGCCGCAACCTTCTCGCTGGCACAATCGGCACAATCCCTCTTGAACTTTACAAGAAATCAACAGGCGAAGAATTAGGAAAACCTCTCTGGCTTGATCAACCTTCTTATTCTCAGCCACGCTCTGTGACTATTGCTTACACAGTTGACTCGCTTCTATTTTATGGCCAAGCATTTTGGCAAGTAGTTGAGACATACCAAGAAGACGGCCGCCCATCTCGATTTGAGTGGATTGCTAACAGCCGAGTAACTGCAACCCTTGATCGCGATAACGTTTACGTCAAGTCTTACGCCATCGATGGTGCAACAGTACCGATGGACGGCCTTGGCTCATTGATCACATTCCAATCACTAAGCGATGGCATCCTTAACACAGGTACTTCAACTATCCGCGCAGCTCTCGACATCCAGAAAGCGTCAGTAATTGCAGCGGCAACTCCAATGCCTACTGGATACCTTAAGAATACAGGCGCAGACCTGCCACCTGCAGAAGTCCAGGGATTACTTTCAGCATTCAAGACAGCACGTCAAAATCGTTCAACTGCTTATCTCACCTCTACTCTCCAGTACGAGACAGTAGGATTTAGCCCTAAAGACATGATGTATAACGAGGCTATTCAGAATCTTGCAACCGAGATTGCTCGTCTCTGTAACGTCCCTCCTTATTACGTCTCAGCAGATCAGAACACGACAATGACCTACGCGAACGTCACAGACGAGCGTAAGCAATTCTTGACATTATCCTTACAGCCATTTATTTCAGCCATCGAGGATCGTCTCTCAATGGATGACATTACAGCTCGTGGCAACATCGTTAAATTTGATATCGATAAGAATTATCTACGCACCGATCCACTTGTCGAACTTTCAATTATACGAGAAATGCTTGATCTCCAGTTGATCACTCAAGAACAAGCAATGGCAATGACAGACCTAACACCTAACGGAAGCGAAGGCATGCAATGACCGACTTAACATTCTTCACTTTAGAAGCCTCTGAACTTACGGCTTCAATGGATACACGCGAAATCTCAGGCAAAATTGTGCCAATGGGAACAGGCGAAATCGGAAATACAAGTGCAGGCGCTGTCATATTTGAACCCGACTCAATAGAGATCCCGGACGCAAAATCTGTGCGCCTATTAGCGCAACATGACATAAAGCAACCTCTGGGTCGGGCTTCAAGCTTTGAAATTCGTGAAGGAGATGGCATTTACGCTACCTTCAAGTTAAGTCGGAGTAGCAAGGCAACTGATTATTTACTTATGGCGCAGGAAGGACTGGTTACAGGTCTGAGTGTTGGAGTAGAAGTAAAATCAGCAAAGCCAAAAAATGGCGTCATGCATGTCACTTCAAGCATCTTGCGCGAGGTCAGCGCCGTCACAGAGCCTGCATTTAAATCGGCTCAAATCACTAGCATTGCAGCTGAAGAGACCGCACCAGCGGAAACTGAAGTTGCAGAAATCAACCAACCAACAGAAAGCGAGACAGCCACCGTGGAAGAAACCACTTCAGCAGTCGAAGCAACACCTACAGTTGAGGCTGCCGCAGTTGAAGCTGCTCGCCCTGCTGTAACAGCAATGGCTTACTCAAAGCCACGAATCGAAGTAACAGCAGGAAAGTACGTTGAAAACACAATTCGTGCAGCACTCGGAGACGAGTCAGCACGTCAGTACATCCGCGCAGCAGATGACACCTCAGACAATGCTGGTCTCGTACCAACACGTCAACTTTCAGAGATCATCAACCCACTCGGAACAACCATCCGTCCATCAATCGAAGCAATCTCACGCGGAGTGCTTCCAGATGCAGGTATGACTTTTGAGATCCCTAAGATCACAGCAATGCCTACAGTTGCAGTTGCAGCTGAAAACGCAGGATTCTCAGACACAGATCAGAACTCATCATTCTTGTCAGTTGATGTCAAGAAGTACGCTGGACAGCAGACATTCTCTGTCGAGTTGCTCGATCGTACATCTCCAGCATTCTTCGATGAGCTCGTTCGCAACATGGCTGCAGCATACGCAAAGGCTACAGATGCAGCAGTAAACGCAGCACTTATCACAGGTGCAACAGCAGATGCAACAACAACAACAACCTACCCAACAGCTGCAGAGCTTCTTGGCGTAGTTGCTCGTGGTGCAGCTTCTGTCTATGGCGCAACACTTGGCCTAGCGAATCCATTTGCTCGCAACATGATCGTCAACACATCACAATGGTCTAACATCATGACACTCAACGATGCAGGACGTCCAATCTACACAGCTTCACAGCCACAAAATGCTGGCGGAGCAGTATCACCAACAGCTCTACAGGGTAACGTTGCAGGTCTTAACCTCTACGTCACACCTAACACAGCCGCTGGAACTGACACAGATGGATCAATCATCATCGTTAACCCAGATGCGTACACATGGTACGAGTCACCAACATACCGCCTACGCGCAGAATCAACTGCAGCAGGCCAGGTAACAATCGGCTACTACGGCTTCGGCGCAATCGCGACCAAGGTTGCAGCAGGCGCATTCAAGAACAACAAGGCGTAAGCCACCCTTAAGTCGCTGGCGGCGGAGTGCCCTTCTCCGCCGCCAGTCTTTAGAAAGGATTAGAGCATGGCATTGACCACAGTTGCAGAGCTTCGCACCGCCCTTGGCGTTGGAACTCTCTACGCTGATGCAGTCTTGCAACAAGTCTGCGATGCCGCAGATAACGTACTCTTGCCCTTTCTATGGAAAAATCAGCAATACATTATTGCTCACGGCAATGTGGGAACAGTTGGCACTCTTTATTTTGATCAGCCAATTAAAGAATATTTTTACGTTGGTCAATCTGTAACGATTTCTGGCGCTGGCACAAAATACAACGGCACAAAGACAATTACAGGCGTTGGTACTCGATCATTCAGTGTTACCACGACACACACTAGCGACAATCCTTACCACTCAGTAGAGCCTTATGGCATCGCCGCAGCTGAGACTTATACAGATTATGCAACAGTCCCGGCGATTCAAGAAGCTGCGCTCATGATCTCAATTGACATCTGGCAAAGCCGCCAAGCCCCATCAAGCGGCGGCGTAACAATCGATGGCTACTCACCTTCACCATATCGCATGGGTAACACTTTGCTTGCTCGCGTCCGCGGTTTACTTGCTCCATATCTTGATCCGAGATCGATGGTGGGCTAATGGCCGCCATATCAACACTCCGCGCAGGCATCGCCTCAGCTCTTACTGACAACACAAAATACTCAGTCTTTTCCTTTCCACCTGCAACACCTATTGCCAATAGCGTAATAGTCGCGCCTGCAGATCCTTACATTTCGCCATCCAACGGCTGGCATGCATCGATCTCACCAATGGCCAATTTCGTAATTTCCGTCATGGTTCCCTTGCTCGATAATGAAGGCAACCTTAACGGGATGGAAGATAACATCGTTCGGGTTTTCAACCTGCTCGCTGCATCGACCTACACCTACAACGTCACAGAGGTATCGGCTCCAGCCGTACTTAATGCCGTTTCAGGTGATCTACTAACCTGCAATATCAATATCTCAGTCCTAACGAGTTGGAGCTAAAATGTCCGAGTGGGAAAAAGAGCAAGAAGCCTTCCTGATCAAGATCGGGCAGGTAGCACCATCAAAGCCAGTAACTACTAAGAAAGACGAGGAATAATCTCATGGCTGTATTTCTAAGCAACAACGTCGGCGTGAAGGTAAACTCAGTCGATCTATCAGACCACGTTACCGCTGTAACACTTAACCGCGCATTCGACGAACTCGAAGTAACTGCAATGGGCGACAATGGTCACAAGTTCGTAAAGGGACTTGAAGCCTCATCTGTCACAATTGATTTTCTCAATGACACAGCATCTGCTAACGTCCTAGCGACTTTGCAAGCTGCATGGGGAACTAACGTCACAGTAGTTCTACTTCAGACAAAGGGTACTGCAGTATCTGCAACTAACCCTCTTTACACAATGACATGCTTGATCAACAACACGACAGACATCAACGGCGCAGTCGGTGACCTCTCAACACAGAGCCTCACATTCAACGTCTCTGGTACTATCGCAGTTGCAACAACAGGGTCATTCTAAGAAACTAAAAAAAGGGGCACAGCATGGCAAAACTAATAGTAAAACTGGCAGACGATAGCGTTGTCGATATCGAGATCACACCTCGATTAGAGTACGCGTTCGAGCTATATGCTAAAAAGGGATTTCACAAAGCATTCCGCGATGATGAAAAGCAGTCAGATGTCTATTGGCTTGCATGGGAAGGCCTTCGACTTAGTGGAGTCACAGTCAAGCCATTCGGCCCGGACTTTCTCGATACCTTAAAGAGTGTCGAGGTTGCAGAGTCTGACCCTTTGGCCTAGGCAGGGATAGCATCCACTATCTCATCGCTCGCTTGAGCATTGAGACGGCTATCCCTCCACAAGATTTGATCGATTTAGATCCATCGATGCTTCAGATGTTACTGAAAGCATTGAAAGACCGAGCGAAGGAGCAACAGGATGCCTACAGAGCTAAAAGGCGCTAGCCAGCTCCGCAAGGCTCTCAAGCAATTCTCGCCTGATCTTGATAAAGAAACTCGTGAGCAGATGGTCGGATTCTTAAAGCCATTGGTTAAAAAGGCTAGAGGATTCTTGCCATCTAACTCAGAGGCTCCATCTGGATTCGTTAAGCATGAAGTAAAGACTGCAAAATTTCCAATGTATGACGCAGCCGAGACTCGTCGAGGTATTGGCTATAAATTGACACCAACTAAGCCTAATCGTCAAGGCTGGGTGCAGACTGTCTCAATTCACAATAAGACAGCGGCAGGTGCAATCGTTGAGACCGCTGGACGTAAGTCTGGGATCTCTGGCAACTTTAGTCCTCGCTTCTCAGGCTCACTTGCAGGCCGTGCCAAGATGTCAGGCCGCGCAATGTTTAAGGCTTATGATCAAGATCAGGGCAAGGCCAAGGCTGGAGTAATCAAGGCGCTCGAAACGGCTGCCGCTAAGTTTAACGCGAGAGGCAATAATGGCTGAGTTACGCATACCGATTATCGGTGAGTTCAAGGGTCAGAAGGCCTTCAATCAAGCTGGCAAGGCAACTAGCACCCTAGATAAAAGTGTCAAGCGACTAGGCAGCACGCTAGCTGCCACTTTCGGCGCTTCTCAACTACTTAAATTTGCTAAGAATGCTGCGAAAGCATTTATCGATGATGAGCAGGCAGCATCACGCCTTGCTCTATCTGTAAAGAATCTAGGCCTAGCATTTGAGACTCCACGCATTGAGCAATTTATTTCTCAGTTATCTAAAGCTTCAGGCGTCACAGACAATCAACTTCGTCCATCGATGCAGAAACTATTGCAGACTACTGGCTCAGTTGCTGAGTCCACAGAATTACTTACTCAAGCCCTAGATATTTCACGAGGTTCGGGCGTTGATTTTGAGACTGTAGTCAACGATCTCAGCATGGCTTATGTAGGCCAGACTCGTGGACTGCGCAAGTATTCGCTAGGTATATCTCAAGCCGAATTAAAGACGATGAGTTTTGCAGATGTACAAGCAAAACTATCTAAGCAATTTACTGGCGCTAATGCTGCCTATCTTGAGACTTATGCAGGCAAAATGCAGATTCTTTCAACAGCCGCAGGTGAGGCTCAGGAAAATATAGGTAAAGGCCTAGTCGATAGCCTTTCATTACTCGCAGGCGAAGGTAACACGATCCAACCGCTAGCTGATTCGATGTTAGAGTTTTCATCGAGCGTCTCAGATGCAATCTACGGCATTGCCGTTCTGATTGATAAGATTAAACAGATTCCGGGAATTGATTTTCTATCTCGTAATCAAAAAACAATTTTAAGAAACATCCCAAATACAGGTTTAATAATTAAGGCTTATGAGGCACTTTCTCAATTAGGATCTCAGACCAAGCCTGGAATGGGTGGATATCCTTCATCTGCACTTGGTCCAGGATACATCGATCCTAATGATGCGGCTCGTAAAGCGGCAGAAGCGGCAGCGGCCAAGCGCGCTAAAGAACTAGCGGCATTACAGAAGAAGACATTAGATGCCCAGAAAAAACAAAATGCACTTACTAAGGCCGCTAAAACATTAGATATTGAGCGCATTAGCATTACGGCTGCTCTTCGCAATCAGGTCAGCGAAACTGACCGACTATCGTTAAACTTGCAATTAGCCTTGCTAGATAAGAATGAAGCGCAAGCGACAAAGTTATCGGCTCAATTGGACAACGCAGTTAAAAATCAACAGATTCTTAACGCTGCTCTATTGGCTACTCCAGAAGCGCCTAATCCTTTTAGAAATTGGATGCCACCTAGCCTCCAGAGCGCCTATGAAAATCCTTCATTCTACGGGCCAATGGGCGGTCTAGGAGCAGGTGTAATTGCTGGAGTTAATCCGAGCATCAATGTCACAGTAGAGCTTGACGGCCAAGCGGTCGGTGGTGCAATCCGTGACAGTCAGATCAATGACTCTTTATCTGGATCATTTAACCAGGTAAATCGCGGTGGCGGATTCAGAGGAGCGGTCGCTCTCTAATGGCCTTACCTGCAACCATCTCGGTATCCTTCGACTTTAGCCAGGGTGCTACCTTCGGCTATCCATTTACAGTCGGAGATGCCAAGTATGGTGTGATTGGAGTCTCTCAGTTCGCTTCGACAGAAGTACCTGATCCAGTAGTCGATCTTAGTGACGTCACTCGATCAATTAAGATCAGCCGTGGCCGTAACGTCATGCGTGATACCTACGAAACTGGCACATGTACAGTCCGAGTCTTAGACCCTAATTCTTATTTCAACCCTCAAAATACATCCTCGCCTTACTATGGTTATTTAACTCCTTTGAGAAAAATTCGCGTAGCTGCAACCACAGCCACATCTCAGGAGTTTTTATTCTCTGGCTACGTCGATTCTTATAAGTATTATTATCCAACAGGTCAAGAAATTGGCTACGTCGATATCATCTGCTCAGATGCATTCAGACTTTTCCAGATGGCTAACGTGTCAAGCGTCACAGATGCAACGGCTGGCCAGACTACAGGCACACGCATTACCAAGATCCTCGATCAAGTCTCATTTCCTACATCAATGAGAATTACAGACACAGGATCGACAACAGTCCAAGCAGATCCCGGCACTGCTCGAACATCCCTTGCAGCTCTTAAAGGGGCAGAATTTGCCGAGCAGGGCGCATTCTTTATCCGTACCGATGGCACAGCTGAATTCAAGGATCGCAACGATGTAGTCGGATCTTTAGCCGCTACTCCAATAGAGTTTAATCAGACTACAGGCATCCCCTATTCAGACCTTAAGTACGCCTTTGATGACAAGCTCATCGTCAATCAGGCCAGCATGACACGGGTAGGCGGATCAGCGCAGACTGCAACTAATGCAGCTTCATCGGCTAAATATTTTCCTCATGGCACTACTGTCACAGATATGATCCCTGAGACAGATGCTCAAGTATTAGATATCGCCAAGATTTACGTTGCCACTAGAGCTGAGACAACGATCCGCATCGATGCAATGACAGTCGATTTGCTTGACACAGATGTACCAATTGACACGATGATCGGTCTAGATTATTTTGATAATCTCAAGATCACTAACGTTCAGCCAGATGGATCGACAATTGTCAAGACTTTACAAGTTCAAGGTTTGGCATGGGATATAACCCCTAACAGCATGAAATGCACGGTAACAACACTTGAGCCTATAGTCGAGGGATTCATCATCGGATCATCGACTTACGGTATAATCGGACAATCCATTATGGGATACTAGGAGACAATCATGGCAGTAGGCTTTCCAGCGGCAACAGGCGACATCTTTACGGCGGCAGACTATAACGGCCTAGTCGCCTTTACTCTCAATGCCCAGACAGGCACTACCTATACGACCGTTCTTAATGACTCCTATCAGGTACTTATTACTCAATCTAACGCCTCAGCCAATGCGATCAAAATCCCTACAAATGCCTCAGTGGCTCATCCAGTAGGTACAGTCATTACCGTACTTAACATCGGCGCTGGTCTATGCACTATCTCAGCCGTCACATCTGGCACTACTACAGTCTTATCAGCTGGCGCAGTAGCGGCTGCACCTACCCTTGCTCAATACAAGTCAGCGGCTCTCATTAAGACTGCGACAGATACTTGGTACGTCGTCGGAGCCATTGGGTAATGCTTAACAATATAGCGGCGCTTCATCCTGCCGCGGCTGCACTCAATTCTTATGAGTCGATCTCGACTGTAACGGTAGGCGCTGGCGGTCAGGCTTCTATTGACTTTACCTCGATACCTAGCACCTATAAACACTTACAAATTCGTGGGATGGCTACATTTACTACAGCTACTAACGCTATTATTTTACAAAATAATAGCGACACGGGCTCAAATTATGCGTGGCATCAGCTCTACGGTACTGGATCAGTAGCAGGAGCAAGCGCCTCTACTACTACGACTTTCCAGAATATATCGGTAGCGCCTGAAACTACCGTAACAGCTGTATTTGTTTGCGATATTTTAGATTATGGAAACACATCAAAATATAAAACTTCTCGCAGCCTGTCAGGTTATGACAAGAATGGCAGCGGAGTTATTGCCCTACGTTCGGGTCTTTGGATGAATACGAATGCTATTACATCATTAAGCCTTAAATATGATTCAGGCGGTAATTTTGCACAATACTCATCATTCGCTCTCTATGGAATTAAGGGGTAATCATGCCATCAACTTATGACAAAATAGCGACATACACAGTACCTAGTTCAACCTCGAGTTATACTTTTAGCTCCATACCTGCAACCTATACAGACATTGTTATAATTGTAGGCGGCACAGGGTCTGGCGATGCGTCGCTTATGATGCGATTTAATGGCGACACAGGTAACAATTACTCAACTACTTATCTTTATGGCACCGGATCTTCAGCGGTATCAGGGCGAGTAGCTAATGATTCTTGGATAGTAGCAATGGGACGTATCAACACGACGGGCGGCGCGAGTGTTATAAATATACAAAACTATTCCAACACTACGACATATAAAACTGCATTAGGTAGAGGCAGCGGCGCGGCCACGCTAGTCATTGCGGGCGTAGGAGTCTGGAGATCAACCACTGCAATTAACAGCATTACCTTAAGTCCAGAAAGCGGCCAGTCTTTTTCTACTGGGGCTGTATTAACTCTCTACGGAATAAAGGCGGCCTAATGCCTACATATACTCAGATTGGAACAGCTCAAGTGGCAGGCGTAGGCGGGGCGGTCTCTTTTGATTTTACCTCCATCCCTAATACATATACAGATTTAGTAGTAGTGACATCTACTCGCGCCTCATTAGACGTAGTAAGTGCTAGCGTTAAATTAAACGGCGCTACAGCTAACAGAACTAACCGCATGTTATATGGCACGGGCTCGGGCGTTGCCTCAGAGACTGGCACTACAATTTACGCTTACGGCAACGTAAACGCCTCAGCTCGCACGGCTAACACATTCGCTAGCACTACTTATTACATACCTAATTACAAAGGATCTACGGCTAAGTCTTTATCTATCGACGCTGTAGAAGAAAATAACGGTACTACTGCCTTTTCCTCTATTGTTGCCTCTTTATGGAATGACACAGCCGCGATTACACAAATAACAATAACGCCTGACATCGGTACTTTCGTCCAATACTCAACCGCCTACCTATATGGAGTATCTAATGCCTAATCCAACACGAATCGAAGTCAACTGCACTACTGGCGAGGTCTTAGAGATCGAGCTAACAGATGCAGAAGTAGCCGAGCTTGCCTATCAGGCCGAACTTGCCGCTGATGCTAAGGCAGAAGAAGATCGTATCGCGGCTCAACGTGCGCTCGATAAGGCTGCACTCCTTGAGCGTCTTGGTATCACAGCCGATGAAGCGGCTCTATTACTTGCATGAAGCCAAGACTCTCTAAGTCTGCCATTCAGTTACGCGAGCAGATCGATGATGCATTCCCCGGTCGAGATCGAACTTCGGACGGCTGGATCGGCGACACTCGACACGCTGCACGCAAGTCTGATCATAATCCAGATGCACAAGGATGGGTTCGTGCCATCGATGTTGACCGCGACCTTGCAGGTAAGAACGGGAAGCCCGATGTCATGCCTGATCTGGTCGATCAGATTCGAGTCGCTGCAAAGTCTGGCGATGCGAGAATCAGTTACATCATCTTCAATGGCCTCATCTGCTCATCTAAAAAGGCTTGGGCTTGGCGTCCTTATGATGGGATCAATAAGCATAATCACCATGCACATGTCAGCTTTACTATCAAGGGCGATGAAGACAGTACATTCTTTAATATCCCGATGATAGGTGGAAAATAATGGAAGCAATTATCTACGCAACTCTAGGCCTTGTAGCAATCCCGGTCATCCGTACCGCTATCAAGTCTTATCGCGCCAAGAAAGCCGTCGCAGATATTGTGGTCGATGCCATCGAAGCGGCCGTAGATACTGTGGAGAAGAAATGACACAGACAGATTTCTTCAACCTTTATTTTGCCAGCCTCGCGGTCGTAGGCGGCCTCTCAGGTTTCGTCATTACTCACTTACTGTCAGAAATTAAGCGCCTACATGCGCGTGTCGATGAGATTTATAACATCCTCTTAGAGCGATAATTTTTACCATGGCAAAGAAAAAAGTCATCGATCTTGATACTTATTCACAGCTTGATCAATACGCAATCTGCATGCATGAATTTTATAAGAGTTTAAGACGTGCAGGTTTTGCCGTTGACATGTGTCTGGCGATCATCACTGATCGTGACGCATATCCCGATTGGCTGATGCCATCGATCCCCGACCGAGTGGATCGCCTACCCTATGAGGACGACGACGAGGATTAAATGAAGCGAATAGTCATAGTAAGCGACCTTCAGGTTCCCTTTCATGATCGAGTAGCAGTCAAAAATCTAGCCAGTTTTATTAGTAAATTTAAGCCGCACGAAGTAGTCACCATCGGTGACGAGATTGATTTCAATACCATTAGCAAGTGGTCAGAAGGGACGCCAGAAGCTTATGAGCAGACTCTGGGAGATGATCGCGAAGAAGCTATTCAGGTTCTTTATGATCTCCAAGTAACACAGATGATCCGATCCAATCACACGGATCGCCTATACACACAGATCATGCGCAAGATCCCCTCATTCTTGTCATTGCCAGAGCTGCGCTTCGAGAAGTTTATGCGCCTTGATGAGTTAGGCATCACCTTTCATCGCAAGCCTTACAATATAGCCCCGGGCTGGATCGCAGTCCACGGCGATCACACCCCTATCAAGTCACAAGGTGGTCTCTCAGCCCTAGAAGCAGCCCGTAGACACGGCAAGTCGGTAATCTCAGGACATACTCACAGAGCAGGCAGATCGTCCTTCTCAGAGGCCTCTGGAGGCCGTATAGGGCGTGTTTTACATGGTGTCGAGGTAGGCAACCTTATGGACTTCTCAAAGGCCTCATACACCAAGGGTTCGGCTAACTGGCAACAGGCATTTGCCATCATGTATGTCGAGGGCAAGAATGTCCAGGTGGATTTAATCTACTTAGAGAAAGACGGCACATTCGTAGTCTCAGGCAAGCGGTATGGACGATCTAGATAACGAGCTCGATCGTGACATCGATGACCACATCGACGAGTCAGAATCGTTACCATTTCGTTATCTAAATATCTGAATTTTCCCCCTTAGGGCATGAGACAGTTGAGCCATCAACGAAGGGCGTTGATAAGAAAGGCTCAAAATGTTCGATCCATCATTTGGTGACATGGTTGTCATGATTGTCCTATCTGGACTATATTTTCATCTAGGCCGTATTGTCGGCATTCGCGTGGGATATCTCCAAGGCCGTAAGTCAGTCCGAGATTACTATGCATCAAAGGAAAGGGTGCGAGTGTGAAAGCAAGTGAAGTCCTATTATCAGCTACTGACATCATTGGAGACCGAGGACGAATATATGGTCATCCTCGTATCAATCAGACTCGAATCGCATTACGACTCCAACAAATGCTTGAAGTACCAATCTCAGACCATCAAGCATGTCTGGCAATGGTCGAAGTTAAACTTGCCAGATTGCAAGAAACAGCAGATCACATTGACTCCTATATCGACGCGTGTGCTTACCTTGCACTAGCTTGTGAACTAATTACTGAAAGGGATGAAAAATATGCTTAGGACTTGGGAACAATTACAGGAATTAAAAGAAGCAGCGTTATTTAATGACGACATGAAACACGCCCTATATTGGCAAAATGAGCAGTTAATGCTCAAACTTAATTCAGCCACATGGCACCTTAAAGTAATAGCGGAGAAGGGCTCAAATGTTTAACCTTGAAGATTACGAGACAGTCGAAGAAAGACTAATTAAGTTTTGGAAGGATCATCCAGATGGGCAGATTCATACAAAGTTACTTGATTCAACCTCTGGCCGTTTTATTGTTGAGGCTTCTGTATATCGCACAGAGGCGGACATTCGGCCTTGGACTACGGGACTTGCAGAAGAAACAATCCAGGGGCGCGGCGTTAATGCGACAAGCGCGCTGGAGAATTGTGAGACTAGTGCTATCGGTAGAGCGCTTGCTAACGCAGGATATGCAACAAAAGGAAAGCGAGCGTCACGAGAAGAAATGGTCAAAGTTAATAAGTCGCATGAAGTAAAGGCGACAATCGATCAAGTTAAGGCCAAGATGTCAGAGACTTCAGGCACTTATGTCCCAGTCGTAAAGGAGGACGATCCATGGACTATCAAGCCAGCGACTATGCCGCCCACAATGGGGGAAGCAGTTGCGACGGTGAAAGAGATCATTGGAGGCCAGACCGAGAAGGACATCCCTCACTGCAAGCATGGTGAGATGATGTGGAAGACTGGCACGACAAAGGCTGGTAAGCCATGGGGCCACATGAAGTGCAAGGCAGCTGTAACAGGTGAGATTGGCGGTCGATGCGAATCTCCTAATGATGTGATCTGGTATGAGATTGCTCAAGATGGATCATGGCAACGACAGAAAGCGAGAGTCTAGTGGGACGCTTACAGTTTATGAATCAAGATGGTGAATGGGAGTCATTCCCAACAGAAGATGAGATTCATCGATCAAAAGAAGTTATTGCAATCCTAGAAGAATTTACATTCATGACTAGATGCTGTCTATGCAATGAGGCAATACCTTACAGAGACATTAAAGTGAATTTGACCAATAAGAGCTGGTCATGCGCTAAGTGTCACGCGGTCAATGGCCTCTCAAAGCCGTAAATACCGGGGATTCTCGACCGAGCGTGTAGTCGCCCGTTACCTATCGGAGTGGTGGCCACATGCAGACATCGGTCGAGGGGCTGGAAAAGATATAACACATGTCCCGTTCGACATGGAGGTTAAAGCTAGATCGGCGTTCCAGCCAAAAGCGTGGATCGATCAGGTCACAAAGAGAGCAAGTAAAACTGGTGACTTGCCACTCGTAGTTAGTCGATTGAATGGTCAAGGGGAGAAGAGTCCAGAGGACTACCTTGCATTCATGAGATTAGGTGATCTGGTCGATCTATTGCTTAAGGCAGGTTACGGGGATTATGCCAATGATGTTGATAAACTAGAGCCTATGAGATGCAAGCAATGTGGCGCATGGGCGTTTACAGAAGTCTGCAGAATGTGTGAGCCAGATGCCAACCTATGAGTTCGAGTGCGATAACGAGCATTGCGAGAGTAATGCAAGGATAGAGAAGTGGATGAGTGTCAATGAGCCGCATGATCTTGAATGCAGCTTTTGTGGGTCATCCATGCATAAGATTTATAGTTCAGTAGGCATAGCCTTCAAGGGTACTGGATTCTATTCAACCGATAATAGATAACTGTGATCTAATTCACATTCCACATAGTGAGATTATGGGAAAGGCTACACATGAATGTATTTGACAAGGCTGGTACTCTCAGCGCTAGAGCCCATCAGGGGCTCACGGCGGCCCCGAAGGGAAGAGGCCGCAGGGTAGCGATCGCTATTGGGATATCTCTATCTATGGCAATGCCCCTAGATGCTCAGGCGACTAACCAAGCAATTAAGTACGTTAAAGACTTAGCTGATTATCAGTTAACAGAAAAGCAAGAATCTTGTCATAACGCTATTGTCTATAGAGAATCTAGATGGATACCTAATGCTAAGAATGGTAGCCATTATGGGCTATATCAAGGTAGGTCTATCAGCTTAAAGAATGCCAGCACTGTCAAGCAATGGTGGTGGTATTGGCATTATGTAGCACATCGTTATGGAGTAACAGTCTATGATGAGCCTGATTACTGTAAGGCGTTAACACATCTAAAGACTAAGGGATGGCAATGAAAGACCCTAGAGACAGTAGAGCTTATAGAGCCAGACGCCTTGAGGTGTTGGCTCGTGATCAGTGGACTTGCTTCTACTGCATGCAACCAGCCAGCACAGTCGACCATGTGATACCGATTAAAGATGGAGGTGATCCACTTGCCTACGATAACCTTGTCTCATGCTGCAGCACCTGCAACTCACGCAAGGGATCACGCTCACAAGGCTCTTTTTTAGCACACACGTTCAC